GAAATAAAGAAAATTTTGAAACAACATCAATTAGCGGGTATTATTCTTATTCTCGTTACGATCCACAATCACAATCAACTCCACCTGTTGAATATAATTTAAAAATAATTTTAATTCAAGCTATTATTTTAACTAATAATAAACAAGCTTTTAAAATTACTTATCAACATGAAACTGCTGGATGAACAGGTTATGAATATATTTTAGTAAATTTTATTAAAGCGAGAGCAGTATTTACAGCAAAACCTGATTTATGTAAATCAATTTTAAATCTTCATAAGGTAAGTAGTACAGGTAAATTTGATGATTTGTCGATTCCAGCTCCAGTAGCTGAATATGAATATCGAACATATGTAATACATTGTTATAGTAACGGTAGTGAGACCGGTTGGTTTCAAGTAACAAGTAGAGTGAATAAAAATACACCACATGTAGGAAATTATTCAAGTTCAACCCATGCTTGAACATTTACTAGTAGGAAAGCAGTCGGGGCACTTCAAGAAATTGATACTACAGGAAGATATATATTTTCGATCTTACAAGGTACTAAATCGTTGATAGACATAAATACTGAGGCAGATGGACAAGTTCTTAATACAATATACCACTATAGTTTTATTCCAGGGGCTTGTGCTTATAATTCAAACGAAGCATCTTCTTTACCTAATGATTATGTAGATATTAAATTTACTAGAGGTATAGAAGATTTACAGGATGTTTATTATGAAATGCGTGTTGATTTATATCAAAGTGAACTAGATCATATTTACTTCGCTTATCAGTACGACACTATTTTAAATAGTAATTTTACTGGTACTGGCAGCGATTATGTGATGATAGAAGAGTTTGAAGATATGAATACTAGAAATAATGCTTCTAATAGCTTATTACCAGCACCAAGAGATTTAGACATCAGCATGCATAGGTTAGATTCAGAATTTAAAGTTTTTATTAAAGTATTATTAGATGATTCTTTAACTAATACCTCTAATATAAAATATTATTATAAATTTTATAAAGATGGTACTTCAGAACCAGTAGATTGGACAGTTGATTCTAGCGGATTTATTACAGTTTCTATTCCTGATTTATTATCAAATTGAATTTTTAAAATTTATATTTATGATAGTAGCAGCGACGGCAGGAGTATTTCAAAAGAATTTAACATACCACAGCTATAGACCTGATAAGATAAAAAAGAGATATTAAATACCTCTTTTTTATTTAATTAAAAATTATTAAGTGAAGCTAAATTAATTGAATAATTAGAGAAATACTTTTTAAGTTGAATTTTGAAGGAACGGTATTTATATGGATGGTTGGATTGTAGGAATAATTATAGCTGCAGTTGAAACAGCGTTGACCACAATTGTCGGTCTTATTATAAAAGCAAAACGGGATAAAGCTAAAAAAGAGAAAGAAGAATTAGAAACACTTAAAGAAGAAAAAAGAACAACTGAAGAAGCTAGAAGATGCAATTTAGTTAAACAAACTGTTCATGAAGAAATTGAAAGATTAGATGAAAAAGTTACAAAAGAATTTCTAAAATCTAGAGAAGACTTTAACGCTGAGCTTCAACCAATATGCAACGATATGGATTTAATGAAAAAAGCTATGCAAAAAGATATCCGTAGAAGCTTAAGACAAGATGGAAAAGACTTAATAGAGAGAGGTTGAGCGACTCAATTAGAAAAAACAGAATTTGATGAATTATATTGAGCTTATCATAACTTAGGAAAAAATGGTGTTGTGGATGCCTTACATAGTCAAATAATGCAACTACCTGAAACAAAACCTACTAGAAAAAAGCAAATTTTAAACGAAAAGAAAAAATAATGTATAATTATAAAAAGAGGAGATAAAATATCATGGAACAATTTTATGTAATCTTATGGAGTGCTGTTGGTGTTGTTGTAACTGGTTTAGCTACATGGTTAACATCTTTTGTTGTAGGATGGTTAAATCAAAAAATCAAGGATAAAAAATTAGCTAGATGGTCCAGTGAATTATTTACAATCGTTATGAATGCAGTACAAACAGTTTTTCAAGAATTCGTTGACACCATGAAAAAAGAAGCTTCATGGAATGCAGATGCAGCTAAGGAAGCAAAAGAAAGAGCTTATAAAATCATTACAAGCCAATTAACAGATGATTTAAGAAAATATATTACAGATAATTTTGGTGATATGAAAGAATATATTTTAAATCAAATTGAAGCAATGATTTATAATTTAAAAAATTAACAATCAACTAAATGTTTATAAGAATAGAGAATAAAAATATTCTCTTTTTTTTTTATTTTCACTGTATATTTTATTGAAATAGCTATAATAAAAATTATTTCAGGTAAGAGGTGTAAAAAATCGAATCTTATGTTATCATCTAAAGTATTACGGGAAAATAATATACCTAAAAGATTAAATGCGAGAGTAGCTACCTCCATAATTATTAATCAGACATAGATTTGACGCATATAACTGTCTATAGATGAACAAGAGTACAGTTATCCGTGGAAAAAATAGTGAGGGTATGGTAAAGAGGTGAAAGTAAAGGTACAGGTTGTGAAATAAATATATAGTTATTTCATAATTCGAGGCCAGGAGGATAACTTGATAACCCCAAATAGTAGATCTTTGCGTCAAGAGGGATAACAGTTTTGAGAGTTTTCTAGAAAACTCTTTTTTTATTCTATTAAACATACTAATAACTATATACTGCTAAATTAAATGATTGGAATCCGTCTAGATTGTATATGAAAATTATAAATGAAAAAAATTATAAAGAACCAGATAAATTATATAATATAGAAAAAGATAAAGCATATTGACCAGCAGATGCAGAAGATTGGTTATGGTGATCTTCAGAAGCAGATGATTGAGCTGAAGATTATGCAAAAGCTTACAGAGTTAAAATATCTCCTTACGATTTCCTTGATCTCACAACGGAAAAAGGTGCAAGTAATTTAAAATATGGGGATATGTTTTTTGGCGGTGCTCTTAAAGATCTCGATATTGCTGAGTTCAATCAAGAAAAACATCAACCAATGTTTTTACAAATCGCTTTTAGGGATAAAAATAATCCTAATTTAGCTCAAGTAATAGGCCATGAAGGTAGACATAGAATGTTTGGTTTAATGAAAGCCGGAGTTAAAGAAGTAGATATTGAACTAAGATGTGATGTATATGATACGCGTTACAATAAGTATAAACCTTTTAAACTAGATTATATTATATTAAAAGGTCAATTTAATGATAGGGTTAGAGTAACTGTAAGAAACCCTATTCCAATGTCTTGAAAAAACCATAAAGAAATGAGACCTGGATTAAAAGAAGAGAAAAAATTAAGTGAAGGTGTTGTTGAAGAAATACCTTTAGACTATTATAGAAATACAGATAATTTTCTTTTTGATGCGATTATTGCATTAGATGGCTCTATCTTTAAGTTACATGATTTCAAGGATCGAAATAAATATGAATCTTGTATTTATTTCACAGATTATCATCCTTTTATTGCTATAAAGAATAAACCATCCTCTCAACAATATGAAACATTGAGAGAAGTTATTAAAAAACATTTAGACTTTTGTGACTATGTTAAAATAGGCTTTAACTATGATGATTTTATTTTATTTGAAAACCATAAAGGAGCTTTAGAACAAGAAACAGGTGAACAAGCTAGTTTATATCCCGATGCTAGACTTAATGAAAATGGGTGGAAAGCTGATGAAGTATTAGATGCTATATATGAATATTTTGGGGATAGAGACAAATATGTTTTTTTAGAAAAAATCGTAAAAGTTGATGGTAAGTATCAAGTTCAATCTGAAAAAGGTAAAAATTTAGGAACTTATGATACTGAAGAAGAAGCTAGAAAAAGGCTTAAACAAATTCACTATTTTCAACATCTAGATGAAGAAAAAAATATAAATGAATCATTATTATTGGAAAAAACAAGAAATCAATTAATTGATAAATCTAAGAAATCTGATAACTATAAAAGTAAAGGTAGAGAAAAGGAAAATAGATGAACTAGAAGAAATAAGTCTAGAATAGCTAATACTGTAAGAGATTATAATAGAATAGATATGGATGCTTTTTTTAAGGCTGATATCTTGGATTTTATTATAAAGGTAAGAGGTGAAACTAATAATTATGAAGTTCAAATTACCTTTGAGGAAGCTTTAAAAGAAATAGCTGATCAAATAAAGAAAAATAATAATAAGTTAGAATTTAAATGTGTGTTAAGAGGGCTTATTTCTGCATTCAATAGAGGTAATGTTTATGTCAGCTGCTCGTGTCCTGACCGGAAATATCGCCAAAGTTATTGATCAACAAAAGGACAATATAACTCAGGTATGCCTCAACCATCTAATGGAAAACAGATAGCTAATCCAAACGATACAAAAGGTGCAGGATGTAAACATGTAAATCTAGTATTAGCAAATCTTGATTGAATGATGAAAATTGCATCAGTTATTAATAACTATATCTACTGAGCTAGAGATAATCTAGAAATGCAATATGCTAGCTCAATATTCCCTGTTATTTATGGAATGCCTTATGATAAAGCTATCCAATTAACTTTTGATATGTATGATGAGACTGGTGAATTAAAACCTGAATATACAGATGATACGTTAAAATCCAATATAGATGTTATTAATATGTCTAACATGCTTGGAGCTAAGCGAACACAATATAAGAAAAAACCTCAGCAAAGTGTTAATCCAAGATATAGTGATATTCATAATAAAACTTCTAACCAAGAGCAAAATAATAATGAACTTGAATTAGAATTTGAAAATGAAGATCAAGAATTAGACATGAACAATAATTAACACTATACTAAAAAATTAAATTAAAAACAACTACTAGGAGATAATATCTTGAGTAATATAGACAAAATACAATTAGAAAAGGAAAAGATACTTGAAGACTTGACTGAAGAAGAAAGACAAGTCGCTTTAACTATTCTTGAACAATATAGTAAACAAGGTTATTCTGATCTTCACAATCAACTTCAATCTGAAGATTATGAAGAAATACCTGTTGACATTCATACGTTTTTACATGATTCAGAATATCTAGGAAGTGCTTTAACTGATGAGGAAGGAAGATTTACTTTATTTGAATATTGAGAAAATTTATTTGATAAGTTATATGATGATAATTTAAGTCATGCTAATTTCAATATTCTAGCATTAACTGGTGCTATTGGTTTAGGTAAATCAACTGAAGCTGTTATTTTAGGTATTTATGAATTATATAAAATGCTTTGTTTAAAGAATCCATATACACATTATGGATTAATGCCTACAGATTTAATTACATTCGCTGTTTTAAATATTACAAAAGATGCTGCTTTAGGTGTTGCTTGGCAAAAAATGCAAGCACTTATTCAAGGTAGTCCTTGGTTCTTAAAGCATGGAACATTAACTAGAAGTACAACACCGCAGTGGGTGCCTCCAAAAGGTATTGAATTAATTTATGGTTCACAACCAAGACATATTCTAGGTCGTGCGGTATTCTGAGCATTCTTAGATGAAGTTTCTTTCCAACCAAATAAAGATGTTAATGAGCAAAAGCGTAAAGCAAAAGAAATGGTTAATACAGCTTTACGTCGTATGCAATCCAGATTCCAACATGGTGAATATAACCCAACTATTTTATGTATTGCTTCTTCTAAACGTACAGATCAATCATACATGGAAACATTTATTGAAGAAAAGAAGAAGCAAGATAGTAAGAAGGTTTATGTTGTTGATGAACCACAATGGGTTATCCGTCCAGATAAAATTTCTAAGAGATGGTTTAAAGTAGCTGTTGGTAATAAATTCTTAGATTCAGAAGTGTTAGCATTAAATGTTACAGAACAAGAATTAAAGATCTTAAGAGATAGAGGATATCAAATTATAGATGTTCCTTATGGATATTACGAAGAATTTAGAGATGATGTAAATGATGCGTTAAATGAAATTGCTGGTATATCAACTACAAGTTCAAATAAATTCTTTAATGGTCCAAGATTGGCTGCTGCTAAGACAAATAGCTATCAAAATATGTTTATTAAAGAGATTATCGAAGTAGGTGATGATCCTGAAGATAAAACACAATATTATGACTTTATAGATCTAAGTAGAGTTCCAGCCGATTATTATAGTAAACCATTATATATTCACATGGAC